AGATAGCCTCAAGCACCCGCAACGATTGTATCAATGTCTGGCTTTTTTTCTATAGAAATCACCTGGAAGGGTGAATATCCACATCAGAAGAAATGTTGCAGCAAACATGATCCCTAATGGCCAGACCGCGCCAAAGAAAATCCATACTAAGATCTCCTCTGCTCGTTCTTTGCGGTAGATATCGACAAGCATTTTTCGGCTGATCATGTATACACAGAAGCCAATACAAACATATCCTGCAAAAGCGATCGCTAACTGTAAAAAATCAGATTGCATCTCCGACCTCAAACTGAAAACGCCAGGTGACTCCAGATTAGAGCAATCTATCACCCCCTGAATCCTGCCGGTATACCCCATTTTTCGTTATCTTTATTATTGGCTAAAACCGCATTAAGAGCTTCGTTTACCGTCATGCAATGCGGTAGATTATCGAAGTTTGATATCCCGCCAATATCAGGCGAACGCTTGTTCTTCAGGTAAGCATATTTCCGCGCAGCCGCCTCTACTTTCTGCTTGAACTCATGTTTTTGAGCGCGTTTTTTGGATAACCGCAGATTGTCAGCCTTTGCTTTTGCCTCAGCGATCCATGAAGTCAATTTTTTGAGTCTGGTCGTTCCGGCACCGCCGGAAACTGATCTTTTTGTTTTTTTAACTTGTGACTTCTTATTCTTTATTGCCACGTCATCCTGACAGGGGGAGGGGGTATCATTTTGATATGGGGGTGTGGATAAAAAATCAAATAAAGCCAATGTCTTAGCGAGAACAGCTTTAACCTTGGTTGCCGCTGAAGAGATCTTTAATTTGCTTTCAATCAGCGCATTTTTGGCTTGTTGTGCGAAGGCCAAAAAGGATGGTGTAAACCGGTACAGGTTAGCGCGACGTTCACGGTGATCGCCGATAACAATCTCTACTGACAGAATTCCTTTGTTTACAGCTTCACGGAATGCACGAACGACGGTTGATTGGCTATAACCAGTTTCTGCCGCGATCAGGCGGTGGGGCTTGTGAATGAAGTATTCACTGGTTGTTGCCGCGAGATTTGCACATTGCGACAGGATATGCCCGGCGCTACGGGATAGACCGGAGTGTGTTACAAAGAAGGCCAATTCATAGCCAGAAAAAGTAAAATCGCTCATCGTTATACAGCTCAGGAAAGTGACTTTAGCCAGCATTACAATGCTGGTGGTTCTTACTACGTCTGTTAGCGCGTTGCCGCGACAGGTACCAGCACACCAGCATCAAGCAATCGCTTCATCAGCCACTGCTGACCTTTGCCGGTTATACGAGTCGTGAAAGAAATCCTGCTTCCATTGCTTGTATCGATCACGGTTTCTTTAAGGGTGAAATACCCACGGGATATGTATTCTTGTTTGGGGACGTTCCTGCGTTCACCGGTTGCGATCAGAATTCCGTTATCACGCAACCAGGTGAAGAGATAGTTTTGGCCCAGGCCGAGCACTTTGGCATAGTTGCCGATTAGAACCCCGCTGGCGGTAGCAACGCGTTCGGCGAATTCGACTTTAGGTGCATCCATCAGCATTTTTTGCTCCAGCCGTTGCTTTTGCTCTGCCAGGTCAGCAGCCAAACGGAGAGCTTCTGGGAGGCTCTTCGGAATAGCAGGTTGTAATCTTCCAGCGCGATAGTCGATAAATGTCTGGTTTACCTTCAGCCGAAACGCGGGAGAAATCCAACCAGCGTACTCCACTGCGAGCAATTCATGGGCAAAAGTGCCGCCGCCACGGCCTTCGAACGAAACTATGCAATTCTGCATAGTTTCTTTTTCCAGCTCTTCGATGAGCTGTTTGGCTGACAGCGTTCTTAGCCATTGAGCTGGCGCTTTATGGGCACCGAGTCCGCTCGCTCTGTGTAGAGCATTAAGGTTGTAACGGCCAGCGCGGTCGGTCGTAATTTCAACACCACAAATAACGGGCAGAGTGGTGGAAGGATCGACATTTTGATGAAGGTTTGATATATTCATATCCGCATTGAATGTTTGTTGCATTTTTTCTCCAAATTTGCATCAACCTTCAATCACCAGCTCGAAATGGTGATTCTTTGCACTTAGAAAACGAAATTTATTAGAGCAAATTTTTCTGACTCGATCCAGATCGGGTTGGACGATCTGCTCAGAAACCTGCCAGTTAGCTGGCAGGTTTTTTCTTTTGTTAACCTATTGCTACTGGTTTTAACAAACCAGCATCAAGTAGCTTGCGAGTTAACCACTGCTGGCCTTTACCCGTTAATTGGGGCGTCAGCCGTATCTGGTAGCCATTTTCATCATCCAGCACCTGAAATACCCGGCGTTGATGTACTGTTGGCGCGGTACGTTTTTGCGCGCTCCAAAAGCCATGAGAATGCCGTTCTGGCGCAACCATGAGAAAAGGGCGTTTTGCTTAAGTCCAACGACCTTTGCAAAGTTCCCGATCAGGATTCCATTGGCCACTGATACCCGGTCGGCAAAATCGACTTTAGGGGCTGCGGCCACCAGCTGTTGTTCCAACTGCATTTTCTGTTCTGCTAACTCGGCAGCCAGGCGTAGGGCTTCTGGTAATGTCTGGGGGATCGATGGGGTAGGGGAGTTTGCCTGCTGTAACTCTTCCAGTTTGTCGATCAGCGAACGGCGGACCGCTTTTGACTCGCGCGCGGCGACTCGCAGGGCTTGTTTGTAGGTCATGGTTATGACAACCATAGGCGTACCGCCACCTGGCGGCACGGTTGCACTTTTTGTGTAACCGTCCTCACCTTCTAATTCGTCGAGTATTTTTTCGATGAATTTGTTGTTCCGAACCTCTGGTTCCCCACATAACTTACGAGCTTCATTGACCATCTTTAACAGTGTCTGGCTGTCGATTGTGTCTCCAGTGTTGGAGATAACATTCACAGCTGGTGATGGCGTAGCTGAAGCAACAGGTGCTGGTTTTTCAACATTCAAATTATTACCGGTCATTCTATGTGCCTCCTTTCTCATTTCTGCTGCCACTGTTGCGTAACGTAGACGTCCTTGTTCAATCAAATAATCCCTGATCTCGGCTATCAGTAGCTTGTTGATCACAGCCTTATCTGTTCGGGTATAAAAACGTCTGGTTATCATGAAATAGTTGGCAATTGCGCCGGGGATCTCCCGTGTCGGCATACAGGTTGTATGCAGGGCGATCGCTTCGGCTATTTCATTACGGGTGACGAGAGGTTTTTTCATAAATCCCCCTGAACGTCGGCAGAGAAGGGGAGGTTCCAGTAACTAAGTGAATTGCGCGAGTTAGTTGAAAAACGGGCAGTAAAAATGCAGGGACCATCAGGCAATTGAGAGCGTGCTTCGTCTTCTGTTGCTGCGATGACGAAGTGATAGTGGTGTTTTTTACAGGAATAGAAACGCCAGATGAATTCTTGGCGTGCGCAAGGATTGGCATTAACCATAGTTACGGCCTCACAATCAGGTTTAACAACCTGCTACCCGCTGCTAAACAGGTGGCAGGACGTGACGGGGTTAGCAGACTGGCGATTGTGAAACCAGCAGGCCGAAGCCTCCCCATCACGCCCCACCATAATTTGGGCGTAACGCGGTTTTACGGACACAAAAATACCGCAATATCGGATATCTGCGGCTGTCCGCACAATCATTCAGGCTGCTAAACCCGGTCGCAGAATTTGCTACGACGGCGAAACTATAAGCCTGAACGATTAAAAGGTCAATATGATGCGAAAAGATAGCATTCGCGACTTAAAAATACAAATTTATTAGAGCAGATGAGTGTCGTGCAATAGATATATTATTTGTGATGAAAAATAATGCAGAGGGATATTGTAACTTTAAGATGGCTATCAATAGTCGATACATAAATTAAGTTAGCAATAAACTATTAACTTAAGAAATAATGCAGATGGTGAACTTGTCTCTGACTTTTCAGCTATACACAATAAGTTAGTGATAGCTTATAAAAAGTTGATTAATTGATATAAGTCAATGGGAGTATTCTTGTTTACTTTCCGGGTAATGACTCCAACTTA